GGGATCCTGAAGGGAGTCAATCCATTTGTCATATTCTAATGAATAGTATATGGCAGTGAGACATATGTCTTCCTGGAGGTAAACCGGACTAGAACAAGCACGCATTTCGGAATTGAAAAGTCCCGCAAGTACGTCTTTGAAATCTGGCTCTTCCCCTCTTAGTTTAAAAACAGGAGGAGGAGGGGGTTCAACTCCATAAGGATAAAATATACGAGGCCCGAAGAGTTTGTCAAACACCTCGGGAGTCGTTATTTTTCCTAATCCAACATCTTCGGTAACCAAGTATAAACTTAGTTCCTCATAGATTGTTCGGGTCATCCAAAACGGATGATAATCCGTAGCTGTGGATAAGTCTTGGGAATACCAAGGGCCTGATTCACGAGAGAGATCAACACGATACCGGCCTCCAAGAGACCAGGACGTGCGATCATCCTCGCGCATGAAGCAATCCATAGCTTGACGAAGGGTTTGTTGGATCAAATTTGCTCCAGTAAACCCTTTCGTCGGCATCCTTGTTTTTAGCCCCTTTTCTGGAGCTATAACAGGTTGTATGGGCAAATGCGGCATCCGCGCTAAATAACGGAGTGACGCATTAACAAGGAGTTCGTTTAATACCGATGATGCCAGATCAAACTGACCATTTCGAGTATCAGACATCCTATCCCAAAGGCTCAGTAATTCGTCTTTTGTAGGAACATTCCCCTTGAGGATTTTGTCCAAAGAGACCATAGCTGAGCTAGCGTGATGGTTCGAGTAATAAGACCCATGTTTTTCAGGGTCTTCCATAATCGAAACATAACGCTCGTAAGAAGAGAGAAATCCCGATGCAGGGTGAATCTCAATCTCACGACTCTCCTTCTTCCACATCCCTACAGGTTCCCCTACACGGGTAACATTTATAGGAATGCGAGGAGCGGAGTAGACTTGTCCCTTATGTGCTAATTTCCTTCCTGAAAAGAAAGCACTTAGTTTAGGGGATAAGGTACCAGTCCTAATTTCATAGCCTAATTCGGCTAAAATTAAGTCTTGGTAAGCCCTCGAGTGGCCCCCAACCGATCGGTTGTATCCGATGGCTGAGCTTGTCGAAGGCTGAACTGTTAAGGACAATTGACGCGGTCGATTGGAGTGCAACCACTTCCGCATAAAGTTCCT